GTATTATCTTCCCATCACCAAAATTTAAGGAAAATTCTTTAAAATATGATGCTCCTTCTATTTCTAGAATAAAAGATTCAATAGAGACATCAAATAATTGATTATTAACATCTGTAGATATTGATTTTATTTCTCTACGAGTAGGAGATATTTCTTTTATATGAAAAGGAAAATAGGAAGTATTAAATACTTTATTTCTAAGAATGTTTACTTTTACTTTATATTTTCCAGTTGTGTAATTTCTATTTTTTAATAACTGTTCAAAATCTATATTTAAACCTGTTATTTTGCCAGGGACTTCTTCTACTGTTGTATAGTCTGTGTAGTAGGGTTCTGTATATATTAGTTGGTTAGAAGCGTTAAGTATATGTATTTCTACGTAATCTTCTTCTCTACCAAAAGATTTTAATATTTCTTTACCTGTTAAAGAAGGTAATGATAATGTATCAGCATAACTCGTATCTCTTGCGGGTATCCCTCCTAATTCTGGAGCTGTGTCTAAATTTGGTGGTGAATAATTATCGTAGGCCATTATTTAATATATTGTTCATTAATAAATATTAAAGGATTATCCTTGATAAGTATTAATGTTAATAGTTGCTAAATTTAGATGTGATTCTTGAGTTATAGGAGGACCCTTTGGTATAGTATTTATTAAAGATTGAGGAACTTGTATTATAAATTCTTTATTAGGTATATTAGGTTTTCTTAATATATTTTTTACTAATCTAAAAATAGTATGACGATCATTAAAACGTCCTATTTCTCTTAATTTTCCTGACTGAACATAATATATTTCACATCTGTCAATTTGATTCCATTCCTCTTCAGTTTCCTGTTCTGGAGTATTATAAGGTACACCTACTATACTTCCGTTAGGAATAATAGGATGAAATCTTTCAGTAGAATCTATTTCAAATTGAACTTCTTCAATTTCTGCTATTATGTTATTAAGTGCTATTTCTTTTGGGTGAGTCCATGTTTCTATGTATTTTAAACTTGTTTCTACAAAGTATTTATGAGTATTTCTTTCAAGTATATAAAATTTACTAGAATAAACATTAAAAAATTCATTAATATTTCTTTTTTTAGGTAAAAATTCAACAAATTCTTCATCTAAAACGTCTCTAGCTTTTTTAGCCTCATATAATTTCTTTTTTAATACAATGTTTGTAGACATATTTTTTATTTTTTATTACCAATCGTATCCTGGTTTTTTAAACTTAAAATGATCTTCCCATATAGATTTCCATTTAGGACCATAATTACTCCCTAAATCATCACCAGGTTCTAACTCGGTTTCTTCGGCACCATAAACATTAATTGTAGTTGATGATTGTCCTACTACCCCTGTGTTACTATTTATAGATAAATATTCCCATCCTAATTTATATTTTATTCCAGGGTTAAAAGGATTATCATCTATAGGATTTCCTTCTCCGTTTGAAGAATGAGATAAATTAGATTCATATATTGTGTCTAATACTGCTTCTTCAAATTTAGAACTAGGTCTATCAACTCCCCCAGAAGGTCTTACATCAAGATCGCTATTTCTGTCGTTTATTTTCATTCCTTTTAATCCAGGGAATACTAATGTTGGGTTATTTTTATAACCTACAGGAGATGAGTTTGATGTTCTAAACCAATTAAATAAAGCGTGAGAGTCTCTTTTATAACCTCTTACATGATCATCTAATTTTCTATTTTTAAGATAAATTCCTCCTCCATCTTCTAAATTATAAAAATAATTCCAATCTGTGAGTGTTTTTCTATTTGCTCCTAAAAACACACATAATTTACTTTTAACATATAAAATAGGTTGACCATATACTTTACCTCTTACTTTTCTATTTTTATGTTCTTTTTCTTTATCTATTTGGTAATATCTACCACCAGGATTAGAAAATAGCTTAGCTAGTCTTTCATTTATATCACTAGGGTCTAAATTAACTGGTTGAGTAGTTGTTATAGCCCCCCAACAGCTTTCTTGTGCTGAACCATAACAATATGGGTTTATCATTCTATTTCCATAATCTGAATATCTTTCAAAAGGATTATTACTAAATATATCTGCTTGGTCTCCTACTTTATCTATACCACTTAACATAGTAAAACCACTAGGATTAATGGGAGACCCATCAGCTTTTGTAGGATTAAATATTTTAGCACCTATTATACTTCCTTGTCTTATATTAATAACTTGAGGAAATTTACTAATCATGGGTTCTCCCCATTCTTTACGTTCTCTTATTAAAGGATATTCTTGAGTATATGTGTCAGGATCTCTAGTAAAATATCTTGTGTTTAAGGGTCTTTGATAAAATTCTTCAGATACAGCATCACTACCAGCTGAATATAATGAATAATCTCTTGAAATATGTCTTTTTGCATGATATCTTCCTGTGGAAGGAGACCAGGTAATGGTATGAGTTTCGGGTACAAAATCTTCAGTAGGATCTTGGTCTGTTTGGTATGTTAACTGACAGGATCCTTGTTGATCTATCCACCAATAACCTGCGGGTGCTTGACGTCCTAAAAGGCTACTTATATCATTTCTTTCTGTAGTGGTGAATTTGTAATATCTTTCAACTCCATGGCATTCAAATTCAACTAATAATTGACTATATATGTATGATTGAATTTCTTTAGCTACTAAATCTTTTTCAGGTATTGCTAAACTTGCTCCTCCTGTTATATCTTGTGCTTCGAGGATTGAGTTTATTTGGTCTGCATGGGCTAGTTTAAAGTTCATACTTAAATTTAAAGGGATATACTGACCATTACTTCTATATAATTTTTCTCCTAAAGATTTTCTTAGTATTCTTATTAACCACATAGCACTTACATATCTTTTAAATCCTTTTTGTATAAACCATATTGAATCTCCTGTGGGAGTTTGGGTTATTACTTCTCCTTGTTGAATGAATTCTCCATTAGAAAAATAGGGATGTTGTGATATATGTGGAGGATTAGTTAATTCTAGAAGTTCGTTATTTTTATCTATTAAAACATTATTTTTTATAACGATTTTATCTTCTAAGTTTTGTTTATATTCAGGATGAACAATATCATAACTTTTACTTACTATCTCTTCATGGGATTTTTTTCCTCTTTTAGTAATTTGATAAAAGAGATCATTATATATGTTGATTAATTTATCATCATCATATTCTTCATCAGATATTATTACTTCATCAAAAGCTTCTTCATATAATTTTTGAGCCTCTTGATTGCTGATTATGGTTTTTGTTAATTTTATTTCTTGTTCAGCCATTATCTTACAACTTTAAAGTAATAATCGTCATCATAAATAGTGGAATAAGTTATTGTTCCTTTATCACTTTCTTGATGTTTAAATAAAATACGATAATACCTTTCAGGTTGTAATCCTGCCATATGTAATTTAAAATACATTCCGTTTATATCGGCACTTAATTGTGTGTAATTGTCAAAAGGTATTATTACCCTTTCTGAATGGGCGTCTCTTATACTATAGTAAGCTTCACCATCTCCAAATATTCCTGCATTTAAATAATTTGAGGTATTAGTAAAATTCCTTTCTGGGTATTTTTCTCTTATATGAAGTCTAAAAGTAGCAATATCATTTTGATTGTATTGTTCTTTATTATTATATATAGATAAATGTAAATTATGAGACGAATTAAATATAGTAGGAGGGATTTCGGGGCCATAAACATGGTCATCCCATTTAAATGTTAATTTAGGTGGATATATAGTATGTGTGTCTGTAGAAAAGTATTGTATTTCCCCAAAACTACTAGAAAGATTTGATTCAATAGAATTAACTGCTTTAATTAAAAATCCATAGTTAGGTATACCTACTAAATATTTTTCAAATTCTCCATCTAAGGAAGCCATTGCATAAGTCCCTCCATTATTAATACTAGCACTCCAAAACTGTACTATCCTTTTTACATCGAAATTTGTATCTAAATCATCCCCTGGTAAAAATTGTTGGGTAGCTTTAAAAGCACTTCCTGTATAATATGTTCCTCCTCCTCTCATTACAAAGTCTGAAATTTCTACTCCATCTGTTGTAGAATCTAGAGATCCAGTACCTCCATGTACTCCTCCAGTTACTGAAGAATGACCAAAACAATCAACACATGAACTAGAAACCCATTGGGTTTGGGTTATTGAGTTGTCTCTAAATTCCCAAGAGGTTCCATTAGATCCTGTAGGTTGGTTTAGAAATTTACCTGTTCCTTCGTCCCATGATTGGGATACAGCGTATGCTTGGAGAAGGTGAACAGACGCTAAATTTTTAGCATTTGCTACTGTTAACTGTAAATTAACAGAAGCTGTGTGTTGTATTTTTGGGAATTTTTTCATCCAATCTTCATGACCTATTAAATCTAAAGCTTTAGATATATTCTCATTAGGAAATTTTATTAAAATTCTTGAGGGGTAATTGTATGGTGTTGTTGATCCAGGTTCTTGTACAAGTTCAAGAACTTCATCATAACCTGAATTCATTAAGGTTCTATCAGGATGACTATATAGAGTTGTGTCTGCTTCTGGAAATATAAAATAATGTGCCATCTTAATATGTTGTTACTTGTCCATTAATATCTGTGTTTTGGTATTTTAGTTCAAAAATACTAGGGTCCATTGAAGGATATATTATACCATCTCTGGTAGCTTGATCAAAACTATATTTGTATTGTGAATATCCTTTTGTTAACCCTGATATGTTATTAAAATTTAAATTTTCTAATGTTTGTACTCCCCTAACTCCCCCTATTAAATTTTGAACTTCAGAAATAGATATTGGTTGGTTTATTTGCCATTTATCTATATTAAAATAAGATTGTAGTTCTGTTATGCAATTTAATAATACTTCTTCATTATTATAATTTTTAAAAACTGTTATCTGAAATTCTATTTGAAAGTTTATAACAAATGCATCTTTAATATTAATAGCATCTGTTAACATTCTAAATTGTTCTAAATATGTTGATAAATTAGTCTTAGTAGCTGTATTTAATAGAGATAGATGTTTTTGGGAATCATATCCTAAAGTATATAAATTTAAGGCTAACGGGTTAGGGATCCTATTTGGTTCTGTTGTTAAGGGGGAAGTTTGATCATCTTGAGTTATAAAAGCTTTAGCTACTCTACCAAATTGAGGGGGCATAGATAAAGTTCTTATTATATAATCATCTTTAGTTACTGTTCTTTTTTGGGCTGCAAAAGCGGCCATAGTGTTCATTCTTACTTCCTCTCTTGTTTCTCCCGATCCACCACCACTAGCGGCTGTTGGGTTTGTACATTGTACTGAGTTTTTACAAAAATCCATCATACCAACACTCATATTGGGTTTATGGGATATATTTAAAGTTATCGCTTCTGTTATTGTGTTACTATTTACATTTGAGGCTAATCCTCCCCCTACACGATATTTTACTGTTAGTACTGTGTTTGCTGGGGCTTCTCCATATGCTCTAGTATATAAGAAGTTTGAAGGATCATAAGCTACATCTAATTTACTTCTACCATCTTTAATTCCCAAACCTATATTATCAGGATTAGGTATAATTTGTTCGTCTGATTTATCACTTACACCTGCACCAAATTGAATGTCTATACTATTGTCTGATTTTATTCTTGTTATAAATCTTTTAGTTGTTTTTTTAAGTTTTAATAGATAAGGAGTTTGATTATTATAACTAAGAAGTGAAGGATCATTTGTTCCTACATTTTCTACTTCTTCAAAAACAGTATCTTGAGCTAAGTAGGGGACTTCAGTCCACTCATTTCCCTCACTATCTGTGATAGATTCTATTGATATTATATCTGAATCAAATAGATTTACAGTTTTATACTTTTCAGCAGCTCCTACAGTAAAAGTTTGTGTTTTCAAATCCCCAGCTACAGCAGGGACTGTTTTTCTTAATAGGTAGTATTCTGGATTATTATCTACATCATATTGATATATGTCTTCTATTCTAGGTTCGTAAGAAGAAGTAAATCCAAATCTTGCGTCTTTTGTTGTGTAAAAGGTTGCACCTTCTGTAGATACAAAGGATGAATTTTTTGCTATAGTTAAAGCATAATTATAATCAGGTTCATAATTATTAGTAGAATCAGAAGGGATTAATTGAGTTATATCTAAATCTACAGAAGCAGCAGAGGTTATTTTAGGTTTATACCCCATAGCATATGCTAAGTTATATAAATTTTCAGTGTCCTGAGCTAAAGATAAAAAAGATTCTCTTAGTTGTGTGTCTGTGTAGAAAGATAAAACATCTCCTACATAAGAGGCCATTTCCAAAAACATCATAGCGGGATTACCTTCACTAAAATCATTAAAATTATTAGGGAAATAAACCTGAGCAAATTCTAAAAGTTGGTTTTTAAAACTATTATAGTCTTTATTTAGATATTTTACATCTTTATCTTGGGTTTTATTTGATACTTTATTATAGGCCATTATCTAAAATTTAATTGAATTGTATCTTCAGAATTATCTAAAGTATATGTATATGTTAATGAAATAAATAATGTATGTTCGTCTTCTGATTTTCCCGTTTGTACGTTATTAAGACGTATATGGGGTACATATCTATTTATTTGGCTTTGGACTTTTGATTTTAGAGATTCTAAATCAATGCTTTGTTCAAATAAAAGTTTTTTTATTCCTAACCCAAAATCAGGTAAATTAATTCTTTCTCCTGGATAAGTTAATAAAACATTCAATATATTAGATTTTGCTTGTTCTCTTATAGTTTCAGTACCTTTAAACATATTATTTTCATTTAAAGGAAACGCTACCCCTATCTCAACATTTTTATTAAGATCTAAAGGGTTTTTTCTTTTTCTTGATAATAATATAGGCATATGTTATTTTTTTCTATTATCTATAGCTTTCATTAAATCACTATAATCTCTTGTTACAGCATTAGCTACAGATTCGGGCATTCCTTGTGTTTCTGTTTCTAAAGATGTGAATCCCTCTGATAAACTAACAGGAGAGTTTCCTGAATTTAAATTTGTATCTCCCTGTGCTGTTTCATTTAGTAAATCATTTAATGTTGTATTTTTTGCAAAAGATTTTTCTTCGTATTTTTTAATAGGTGATTTTCCCATAATTTTTTCCTTTAAATAACTATTAGATTCTATTGATGTTGTATTTAAAGGTTGAGTATTTTCTATTATTTGAGGTTTTATTTCATCACGTAAATCTTCTTTAAGAGATTTAATTTCTCTGCGCAACGCATAATCTATTTCTTCTCTAACTACTTTTCTAATTAAATTTTCAAATGTTTTTGCTTTCATTATTACTGTGTTTTATTATAAATATAAATTTTATTTGTTTCTTTTACCCTCGGTAAGGGTTTTCTGTTGGGTTTGTTGGGTTTGCATATAATTCTTCGTAATCTGTTATAGCTCCTTGGTAGGAGGCTTGGTTATAAGATACTGGGAGCCCTTCATGCCCAATCCAACGTGCTCTTAATTGTTTAACTTTTATAAATTCTGCATTAAGAGAATGTATTCTTTCTATAGCTCTTCTATCTCCACTATCTATTAAACTATTTAATAAATCCCCATAAAGAGATTCTGCTTCTGCTATTATTTGGTCTAACGTATTAGGGGGTGGATAAACAGGTGGTGTTATTACAGCAGGGTTTGGATTAGCAAAATAATCATTACATTTATCCATAAAGTCCATTTCCAAATATATTATAAACATTTTTAATTCACCTATTTTATCTATTATAGGTTGAATTTCATTTTTTAATTTATTAATCATGTCATATATATTGTCGGCCATTTTTTGGTATTTTTCTAGCTGTTTAGGTAAAGATCTAAACATTCCTGAGAATTCTTTTACTTTAGCCTTAGCAAGATTAACACTATTATTAGTATTAGTAATTACAGTACCACTAACAGGACCTCCAGTTCCAGGGAAAGATATTTGAGACCCTAAAATAGCAGGAGCAGCCATCAGTAGATAATTTAAAGCTTCTATTACAAACCCTAAACTTGTTGTTATTGTATTTATAGTTTCTATAGGATTAGGTACACCTTCAGGTGGATCTGCTTTAGAGCTAATGGTTGATACTTGATCTTCTATTGCTTGTAATGCTGCTATTCCTGCTATTGCTTGGGTTTCTATTTGGTCTAATGTATTTTTCAACATCATTGCTTTTTTTTCAAACTGTTCTTTACCTCTTATGCTACATGTATCTTGATCTATTGTTGCTTTTAATGCATTTATAATAGTATCTGGAGAGAGGAGTTGATCCTTAAGTTCCATTAATTTTTTTTCTCCTTCTTCTCTTGCTCTTCGTTTTAGTTCAGGGAGAACTCTAGCTATACTATTATTTATTATATTTCTTACTGCTTGTGTAGACATTTTATACTAGTTTAGTGTTAGCACTCATTATACTTTTTATGTTATTTTTTATATTATTAATTTCTGTCATTTTTAAATTTAAAATAGTACTATTTGCAGGATTCATTCCTGTAGGGGTTCCTGGTACTGTAGATAATCCTGCTATATTATAACACACATCTAATACTAACATTTCTAAAAAGTCTAATATTTCTATAAGTAAAGTTTCTAATTCATGGCCTAGTACTGCTGGTTCTGTAGGTAGTTTTCCTGTACTTAGGTTTTCTATTCCTAAATATATGTTAGGAGCATTTACTATAAATTTAGTATCTTCTGAATTATCAGTATCAAAATGAAAATTTCCTTTTGTAGAGAAACCTATAGCTTTATCTGAATATAATAATATAGCATCTTGTTTAGCATTAAATACTAATCTGTCTGAATTTATTATGACTTGGTTTCCTTTATATATTTTAGGATTTTCTGGTATAAATTTTTTCATAATGAATCTATATCTGAGATTAAATTAGGGTTAGCTTCTTTAATTCTATGGGTAAAATTATTTAAACTATATGTTGTTGATGATTTATAATAATTATGAATTTTGGGGTTTTTTGAAGATATTGAATTAATCTTAAAGTTACTTCCTTCTATATAAGAAATATGAACCCAAGAAAATTCATTACGAGCAGGAGAATATTCTCCTCTTTCAGGATATTCCCATATTAATTGATGATATACTGGTAAATATCTTGCACAAAAATTAAATATTTCAGCAGATGTAATATTTCCTCTAGGAGTTATATCAGCCGCATATCCATAAATATGTTGGCTGTTAGGCCCTCCCCCTATCAATTCATTCAGTTTTTTATTTCTATAAACAGAGTTTAATCCTATCATGTTATCAAATTTATTAGAAATAGGATTGATACAGTTATCGAATAACTTATGTAAATTACTAAGTATATTTGTTCTTTTTAAATTATTGTCTGAACCTTCATATGTAGAAGCTAAATAGTCAGACCCGGGGAAATTATTTATTTTATTATTAACAGCTATTGTAGAATAGATAGCATGTTTTAAATTAAATCTTTGATTGTATTGATATGTTGCTCCGTGTTCTTTTGCCATTATCCTAATTTTTCTC